GAGGAGAGGAGGGAACGGTCGCCTGTCCATACCTACATATGTTCTTTCGGAGCTGGCGGCGGCGACCGATTTGCGGGTAATACTAGTCCGGCTTCGCCGGCCTTCCGCAAATCTCAAGCCGAGCAGATAAAGGCCATTGTGCAAGATGACACGTGGGACAGGAAACACAGGAACGAGTTCCTATTGGTGCTTCACTCTGAACAACCCCACTCTCTCTGACCTCATCGGATTCTCTGGTGACGAGGAAAAGTGGTCTCAACACCTCATTTATCTTTTCGCCGCCTTGGAACAAGGAGCATCTGGGACTCAACACTACCAAGGCTATCTGGAATTGAATCGTCATAAAGATTTAGCATGGATCAAGCGATGTTTACCTCGGGCCCATCTGGAAAAGAGGAAGGGGACGTCAAAACAAGCACTGGAGTATTGTATGAAGGAGCTATCTATGGATACGCAAGCGACGATAGCGACGTCCACAACGGACAACTTACTCGACGTCATTCTGATGCAGGACGATTCAGAAAACTTGCCCAGTTACATTACATGGCATACCGACGGAACATCCAGCGCATGTATTCTTGCCGAAGTCCAGAAGCCCAAGACCAGAAAGGAGGTATTGGCGGAGATGAAGCTGATGATCGAGGATGGTAAATGCGATAAAGCTTTAGCTGACCACGATTTCAGCGTGTATGTTGCATGTTATAGAGGGTTGGACCGATACCGTTTAATCACAAGTAAACCAAGAAACCACCCAACCGAAGTTATTGTGATTCAAGGGCCAACCGGCACTGGTAAGTCAAGATGGGCGATGGACACGTACCCAGAAGCGTATTGGAAGCAACGCTCTATTTGGTGGGATGGCTATGCCAATCATGAAACTGTGGTGATCGATGAGTTCTATGGCTGGTTGCCATTTGATTTGATGCTGCGTATCTGCGATCGTTATCCAGTACTTGTGGAATCCAAGGGTGGACAGATCAATTTTGTGGCCAAGCGTATTGTGATTACAAGTAACGCGATACCAGCTTTGTGGTACAAGAACGCATATTTTGCATCGTTTGCTAGACGAGTGTCAAAATGGATGATCATGCCAAGTTTGGGCGTTGTTCAAGAATTCACGGAGTATACAGATTTTAGTAGGAATGCGATCAACGATAACATGTTTGCCAGATAAGTTTGTGGCCACGCCAATTCCTTTGTCATCGGTAACGTGGTATATATCCTGGTGTGCTGGGTTGATATGGTTTGGGTTGACAGTAATCCCTGCGGTAGCCCTGCGGGGCCAAAAAACCTAGGAGATTAGGGCATGGAAAAGCGGGCGGGGAGTCTAGGGCTGAAGCCCTAGCCTGGGGACGGGGATAGTCCTAGGGCGGCGCGCCCTAGGATAGACTCAGATCTGAGTGCATCAGAATCAGTCTCAGGATCAGATCTGTATCTGATTCTGCCTAGGTTAGGAGGTGGGACCATACTAGTATAGGACGTGTGACTCCCTAAACTAGGAAGATTCGTTTTGAATCTAGGAAGATTCGATCTGGACTAGGATGAATCTAGGACAACACATGGTGTTGAACATTCGTATTCGGAGTGAACCATCCCCCTTATTTATGTAGTAAGGGGAGGTTAGGCCGTTGGACATTTATACTCGGAGGAGGGATGCAGATGGGCACAACCCCACGATATATATTTACAATGAGAGGGGTCAGACGGACCAACTGCTGGAGAGTTCATTATCGAATTTGCCATGGAACCCAACAGGTCGGAAAAAAAGCAGAAGAAGGCTGCTGTCAACTGTCAGTGTATGGTTGCTGAACTGGTCAAGCTGCACTATTACGAAGATGCACTGGCCAACACTGAACTTGATCGTGATACGATGCGTGATAAATGGGAAGCTGAAAAGATCCAGGGGATTTCCAGACAAGCGACTTCAGAACAGATTCGCCAAGGACTATTGACACAAGTGGCAGTTGGCTGGAATGTTGAAACTGAAATACGACAGGAGTTGGACCAAGTTACACGTGAATGGAGAAATACGTCGGAAGTCGTTGGAAGACTGCAACGACGTGTGAACAACTTGGTAGATATGTGTGATATGAAAGCTCGGAAAGTGATCGTGGCCGAGCACAAGTTATTGAACAAGGAACTTGAAGCCACACGAATGAGAGAGTCCTTGGAAGACAACTGTGAAACGATCCAAAACATGAAGAAACGTTTTGAAGACATGCGAACACAGCGTGATTTAATCAAGAACGAAAGGGATGCAATGGTCTTCCATTATGAAAGAGTCATCACCGAGATGGGGAAAAAGATAGATGCCAATGATACGGAGTCAGAGACAGAAGATAATAATTTGTAGCTTAACTAATCAGCAAGCTTCATAGTACACTTTGTTTTTATTTTTGTTTTTTGTATTGTACATTGTTTAAAGTTCTTCCCAATCTTGTCTAGTAGGTGATGTAGATAAGATCCCTTCCATGATACCACGACGAGCGTTGGTTAAAGCTTGTCTTTGAGCGCGTGTTTGACTAACTAGACGCTCTGGAGTTACTTGATTGAGGTTACCAAAGACATGTTCGAATTCTGAACCAGATCGACCATATCGTCCACCGCGATAGGTACCAGGTTGACCACGACGGACTAAGTTTGGAGCTGGAGAAGCTGGTAAAGGGGCTGGCGGTCCGCCTAGTTAAGGGCAAGACGACCAGGATTGCTGTTAACACCCATTATACCAGCTACACCACTGATTGCAGCCCCCATTGCAGCGTTCGCTACACTATAACCGGCGTTACGGGCGAGAGGCATTACAACGTTATTAAAAGCAGAGTTACCTGCGTCTGCCATCCCGGCGGCGGCATTGTTTAAAGCTTGGGCGACGTGAGATACCTGTTGGTCTTCTGTATGTGCAAAGTCTGTGCGAGCACCAAGAGCCGCCGCACCAGCCAATAAACCAGGGGATGTCGCAGCGGCAGACGAGCCAGATAATACACCAGTGTTCTTCGGAATTGCTTCCAAATGGAGCAACATCTCAACTTGAACAGGAGATGCAGAAGGTGGTCCTTCACAACACACAAGCAATGCACCCCAAGAGAGAGGGACATGGAATGTATTTGCAGATCCAGACGCACCTGGGGCACCATCTTGAGCTAGGTATCGGAAGGCCGTCTCATCAACATATTTGTTGATGATAGTAATAGGAGTTTGGGTCAAACTTGCAAGCGTAATACGCTTGTACCAAGTATAACCACTAAGACCTGCCACGGTTGTAGGCCATTGCCACGACGTAACGCCGTTAATAGCCTCTACTGCGATAGCTATATGCACATACCCCGTAGCCGCAGTAGGCGCCACAGAGGACGACAGACGAATACCATGCGCTACAGGACGAGCAACCTCGACAGCAGTAACCACATCAGCACGCTTGACCCAATTCGCAGTACCACCAAAATTGATAGGCCAAGCCCATAAGCCAGCTGCTGGAACACCAGTGACAATGGAATTTGTCACCGCAGGCAGGTACGCCACACAATTGACATCATTGATAGCCATCAATGGAGTATGAAGCTCTTGACAAGCAATAGGGATACTAGGCTGTGTACTAGAATCAGGAATCTTTCCACCCAAGGCACGAGGATCAAATGGATCCGCCTGTGCCAACAGAAAACGCTGGCCTGAACTAATCTCACCAGAACGACAGAAACAACGTGGTTCGCGACGGCGGTATCCTACACGAGACGTCTTGCGACGTGCTGTGTACGTGCGCTTGCGTTTCCCATACGATCGCTTGCGAGTATAGCGGGCCATTCTCTTTGCTGTTCGTGGACTGCGACCTCGATTATAAAGTGCGCCGGTGGGTCCAACGGTGTAGTTTGACCACGGGTTATTCCTCCACGTCGCTCTACGTGGCATCTGTTATGTTCAGTGAAAAAACAGAAGTGAACGCCACATAGAAAATGCGTGGAAGGTTAGGCATGTTGACCAAATGATGACCAGACACGTGTCGCGTTGACCATCACTCTCGATACTTAAAATTCCGCCAATCAGAGGACTCTAAAGTTAAAATCTGATGGGTCGAGCCAATCAGAGGAGAGGAGGGAACGGTCGCCTGTCCATACCTACATATGTTCTTTCGGAGCTGGCGGCGGCGACCGATTTGCGGGTAATACTAGTCCGGCTTCGCCGGCCTTCCGCAAATCTCAAGCCG